CTATTTAGAATCTATGTATTAAAAGAAAAACTGCAAGTCCATACAGCTCATAAACTAACTACCTCAGCAGAGCTCTTTTATAAGATTTATGCAATTATTCAACAGAATCCAAGGCTATCCGCTGAATTTACTAAGAAGCTGGAAAGTAAAGGCTTTCAAGAGCTTCAATTTACTGAAGGTAGGCGATATATCGTCCGAGCCAATAACTCGGCTGGTAGAGGTATTGCAGCCCCTGAAACGATACACCTAGACGAAGCTCGAGAATATAAAGATGAGGATGTTTGGTCTGCCTTGCGATATACGCAAATGGCTTCAGCCAATCCTCAAATATGGGTTTATTCAAATGCTGGAGATCAACACAGCATAGTTCTAAATAAACTTAGGGAAAGAGCGATGGCTGCGATATTTGGTAGCGATGATGATATTGGTTGGTTTGAATGGTCAGCGCCTCAAGGCATTAAATTTGATAACTCCCCAGCCTTCTGGCTAGGTGTCTGCCAAGCAAATCCGTCACTTGGCATAACAGTTCATCCAGATAATATCCGAGCCGTATTGTCAGACCCCGAGGATATTGTGCGCACAGAAGTTTTATGTCAATGGGTCGATACGATTAACCCAGTTATCAATCCGTCTCAGTGGGAGAGTTGCAAAGTTGAGGGACTTCGACTCAACCCTGAATCTGATACTTGGTTGGCTATTGATCTAAGCCCTAGTAGAAAAGAAGCGGCGCTAGTTGCTAGTCAAAGACTTGAAGGGGATAAGTTCCAAGTCATATTGCTTCAGACTTGGCATAACCCTGCCAATCTGGACGATAAAGCAATGGCTAATGATGTAGCGGAATGGGTGCGAAAGTATCCAGTTCAGTTGGTTGCCTATTCAGCCAGAACCGCCTCGGCAGTAGCTGCGCGATTAGCTCCTGCTGGTATTAGGGTTGAGCCTATAGATGGCCTTGACTATGCGCAAAGCTGCGATGAGTTACTGGGAGCAATCTCATCTCAGCGGTTGGCTCACTCGGGACAAGATGAGCTAACTAAACAATGCCTATCCGCCGTCAAACTCCCTTTCGGTGACGGCGGCTGGGTAATGGGTCGCAAGGTAAGTAATACGACAATTTGCGGAGCGATTGCATCGGCTCTAGCAACACACTATGCAACTATGGCTGAAAGTAGCGTTGATATTCAAATAGTGTAAGTCGGCTCGCTTACAATGTAAGCAATGGGTGCTATAAGAGATTTCCTATTTCCAGCAGTTGAGGCCAAGCGCCCTATTGCCGTTACTGATGTTCAAGCAGCTCTAACACCAGTTCAGATTTCAGATTCAGTTTATAATATTCTTGGCGGTGCAACTAATACCACTCGCCAATTAGCAATGAGCGTTCCATCCGTTGCAAGAGCTCGCAATATCATCTGCGGAACTATTGGCTCATTACCTTTAACAACTTTCAATCGAATTACTGGCCAGTATGTTGATCCACACAGAGTTATCAATCAGCCAGACCCAAGAGTTGCAGGATTCGTAATCTATTGCTGGCTTGCAGAAGATATCTGGCTATATGGCGCTGGTTATGGTCAAGTGCTTGAGATGTATAGCGCAACTGATGGCGGTCGCGTTAGAGCTTGGACTCGCGTAAGTCCAGACCGCGTTACAGTTGATACAGATTTCCTTAACACCACAATTACTGGATATAAAGTTGATGGCAAGTCAGTTCCGCTTAGTGGCGTAGGTTCAATCATAAGATTTGATGGTGGAGATGAAGGATTGCTTCACAGAGCTGGCAAAACAATTGCTGCAGCTGTTTATCTTGAGAACGCAGCAGTAAATTATGCTAAAGAGCCAGCACCTTCAATGGTGTTAAAGTCTAATGGCACTAATCTAACTGCCGAAAGAATTTCATCTTTGCTAACTGCTTGGAAAACTGCTAGACAAACTCGCTCAACAGCTTTCCTAAATGCAGATGTTGATTTACAGCAATTTGGCTTTGATCCTAAATCAATGCAACTAGCAGAAGCGCGTCAATATGTAGCACTAGAATTAGCTCGGGCCTGTGGAATACCTGCCTACTTCTTGAGCGCCGAAACGACTTCTATGACTTACTCAAACGCGGTGTCCGAGCGGCGCTCATTAGTAGATTTCTCACTTCGCCCAATACTTAAGGCAATTGAGGAACGCCTATCATTGCCGGACTTTACACCCAATCCAGTAATGACGCGCTTTGCACTTGATGACTTCTTACGCGGTAACGCATTAGAGAGAGCTCAAGTTTATGAAATTCTAAACCGCATTGGCGCGATGAGCGTTGAGCAAATTCAGCGAGAGGAAGATTTGATTCCAAATGAAAGTTAATATCCCAATGGTCGTTACAGCGGCCGACACAATTAAACGCACCATAACTGGAACTATTGTGACTTGGAATGAGCAAGGCAATACTTCAGTTGGCCCAACAGTCTTTGCAGCTGATTCAATCGAAATGAAGCCAGTTAAATTGCTTCTTGAGCACGACCGCACTCGCCCAATTGGCAAGATGGTCTCTCACAATGTAACTAAGTCTGGCATCGAAGCTACTTTCAAGATTGCCAACACTATGGCTGGAGAAGATGCCCTAATTGAAGCAACTGAAGGCTTGCGCGATGGATTTAGCGTTGGAGCCCAGATAAACGAATGGACCAACAACAAAGGTGTTATGCAGATTACCTCAGCAACCCTAGATGAAGTATCTCTAGTAACTGATCCTGCAATTGATTCTGCTCGCGTAAGCGAAGTAGCAGCTTCTGAGAATGAAACACCTAAAGAAGATTCTGATTTAGCAACCGCTGATTCAGAGAACCCAAACGAAGGAGACCAAGTGTCTGACACTACTGCTCCTGCTCCTGCCGTTGAAGAAGCGGTTGAAGCAGCTAAAGCAAATATGGTTGAGGCAGCTCGCCCAGCCTTTTACACAGCACCTCGCCTTGAATTTACCAAGGCAAAATATCTAGAAAATAGCGTTCGCGCTAAACTCGGTGATGACGCAGCTCGCCAGTATGTTATGGCAGCAGATGACACCACAACAAATAACGCTGGCTTAATTCCAACCCGTCAGCTAACAGAGATTGTAAATCCTCTCTCAAATGCTGATCGTCCAACGATTGATGCAATTTCTCGCGGTGTCTTACCAGATGCTGGTATGACTTTTGAGATTCCAAAGCTAACAGTCGTTCCAACAGTTGCAGATGTTAATGAAGCTCAACCAGTTGGTGAAACTGGAATGGAGAACAGCTTTATATCAGTTTCAGTCAATAAGTATGCTGGCGGCCAGACTTTCTCAGTAGAATTGCTAGACCGAAGCTCACCAGTATTCTTTGATGAGCTAGTGCGTCAGATGGAGTTTGCTTATGCAAAGGCCACTAATGCTTTCGTAATTGGCGAAATTGCCAACAACGGAACTCTAAATGCAACAGCAACCACAGAAGATAAAGATGGCTTGCTTACTTTCGTATCAACTGCTGCAGCAGCAGTTTATAAGGCATCACTTGGGTTCGCTCGCAATTTGGTAGTAAGTCCTGAGCAATGGGGCAAGATTATGTCCTACAACGATGCTGGACGCCCTATCTATACTGCATCACAACCACAAAATGCTGGTGGCGTAGTATCACCACAAAGCATTCGCGGAAATGTGCTAGGTCTAGAGCTTTATGTAGATCGCGCAGCTAATGGAACTGGTGGAACTGGCCTTGGAGATTATTCAATGGTCGTAATTAATCCAGATGCTTACACTTGGTATGAATCCAGCCGTTTCCGTCTGCAAACCAATGTCGCTCTAAATGGCCAAATTGAGGTTGCTTACTACGGCTATGGAGCACTTGCAACCAAGGTTGCCGCAGGTGCTAACTGGTTCAACAAGAGCTGATAAATCCCTAATAGTGACGGCCAGTCCGCTCCCGAGCTGGCCGCTCACCTAACTGCTTGAAAGGATGACGAGATGCCAACAATAGTTACGGCCACAGAGCTTAGGACGATTCTTGGCGTTTCGTCATCCCTATATAACGATGCTTATCTAAATGATATTGTCGATGCTTCAGAGAACTTAGTTCTTCCAATGCTGGTCACTTTCCAAAGCAAAATAAACAAAGTAAAGCTTGAGAATAATATTGCTTACTTTGAGACCGCAACAATTCAAGAATTTACCGAAGGCCAATCCGTAATAATTACTGGCTGCGGATCACCATTTAATGGCACTCACACAGTAACCGATGACGAAATTTCAGATTATGTATTTACAGTCGCAATCACCAATGCAGACATATTGGAAAAAAATATCATCCCAGCAGGAAACGCTGCGCTATCTGGATTATCGACCTATGTCGGAAACCCCAATGCTGAAGCTGCTATTTTGGCTATCTCCGTTGAAATCTTCCAATCCAGAACCGCCGCTGGTGGATCAATCGAAGGCATAGATTTTGCAGTAACCCCTTACCGCCTATCTAAAAATTTACTTGCCAAAGTAACTGGCTTACTTGGCCCTTATCTTGATGTTGAAACTATGGTTGGATAATGCCGAGCACAATTGCTACAGATGTCCGCGGCGCTATTAAAACTGCCTTATCTGGGATAAGCGCCAATATCTACGATGCCGTTCCAGAAGCGCCCATCGTTCCAGCAATAATTTGCATCCCAGATTCGCCCTATATGGAGCTTGAAGTCTTAGGCAAATCCACAACTCGCGTTAAATTAAATTACACCATAACTGCTTGCGTTGCGTATTTCAGCAATGCCGCTGCTTTAGATAATTTAGAGCAAATGGTCATTAGTATTCTTGGAGCGTTAAATGCTTCCAAGTATGAGTTATCAATAGTCGAAAGACCTTCGGTAACCGAAGTAGGAACTACTACCCTGTTAGTTTCAGATATACGCTTGAGCGTCCGCTAC